GAGGAGCTCCCAGTTGAGCTCAGCAAAATACCGAGCATATGCCCCTAGAGATGAAGAACTATCCATAAAAATCTTCTGACTGTTGTGGTTTTTGTATAAGGTCTACCCATACTATCACGAGCCAGTTCGGGTCGAAACCAGAAAAACTCGTTATCATGGATATAGCCACTATACACAAGAAAGATTTTCTATGCAGGTACCAGATACACCCACGCCAGGGGAAACTAAACTGGTCTTGGATACCATTTTGGAGACACTCCGAGCAGTAAAATCCGATATGGCAACCAAAGATTTTGTGGACAACAAATTTACTTCATTTAATGACAGAGTTCAGCGAATCGAAAATGATGTAAGAAAAATATCTGAAGACTCTACTCGCTCCACTCGAGAGCTCAAGAGCATTATTACTGAACGAATAAATCAAGTTCTTCTAGACTTTGATGAGGAGAGTGCTGTCCTCAACACAAGAATTGACAACATTGTTCAGTCAAGAGAAGAGATAGAGAAAGAGAAGCGGTCCAGAGTTGTTTACGTGTATATGGCAGTACTCGGAGCTGTTCTTTCGCTAATTGTAAGTTTGACTACTGCTGCTATTGTGACAGGATTTTCACTCAATTAACTAGCAAATTCAAATATTTGCGCTAAGCTGTGGTGTATTACGTCCAAGGACGAGGAGAATACATCATGACATCCACCTTAGTTGCCCGACTTACAGAGCTTAAAAACTCTCCTAAGCAGTGCAAGTTTTCAGCAATCCTAAATTCGATGGACAAAGAGTGCCAAGCACTTACCAGTCAAATCATTGCTATCCCACAAGAAGACCCAGACTCTGTATCTAATGTAGACTTAGTCCTGGCGCTCAGGGGAGATGGTTACGACATAGGTCGCTCCACCGTATCTGAGCATAGAAGAAAAATTTGTGCCTGCTACAAAGATGGAGTAAAAAATTGAGTGACTCACTGAAGAAAAAACTGACAGATTTAAAAAGCCCTGGGGCCTCTGGCTCAGATGTCCGAAAAAATCAAACCCCAGAGAACTGGCGTCCGCGTTCCGAATTTGGTCCAGACGGTGGGTTTGCCGTCTCAACACCACGAGCAGCTGGGAACCTTCCCGATGCTGAGGACGTCATGCGAGAGCACGGACTTGACCCCACCCAGTGGGTAGCCACTAGTGTCCGCCACGGCAAGTGGCAAACATTTCATGGGGACTGGCTTGAGTCCTCGCGAATCACAATAGTGCCTGCAACTCATACTCTTCAGCAAGACTTCGATTTAGAGAAGCTTGTAGACGAAATTAAAAAATGGAAGCCAGCTCGTCCACCTAAAACAACATCCGGAAACGGCGCATATATTTTTGCCCCAAGCGACCAGCAAATCGGTAAAAAGTCTGGAGACGGCGGAACAGAGCAGTCCGTTCGACGAATCTTTCAGTCGACAGAGAGAGCTGTAGACCGTCTGGCCATGCTCCGTAAAATGGGTCTCACTATTGGCACAGTTGTTCTGGCACTACCAGGAGACCATGTTGAAGGAAACGTCTCACAAGGTGGTCGCCTACAGGGAGTGTCGTCTTCAGACCTTGGACAGACCGAGCAGGTTCGTGTAGCTAGAAGACTTCTTTTGTCGCAAGTGAAAGCTTTCGCACCTTTGGCAGACAGAATCATTGTTCCCGTGGTGAACGGAAACCATGACGAAGTGACCCGTCAAGTAGCTGCTGACCCTGCTGACGGATGGAACGTAGAAATTGCTTCTGCGGTACAGGATGCCTGCGCAGAGAACGACAACCTGTCACACGTTGAGTTTAGGTACCCGTCTTCTGGACATCAGACACTTGCCGTAGAAATTGAGGGTGTCATGTTGGGGTTGTTCCACGGACACCAGTTCTCTAGAGATGTTGAGAAATATCTTTCAGGTCAAATGCTTGGGCAAACTGCCCTTGGTGGCGCAGACGTGTGGATTTCTGGGCACTACCACAACTTTAAAGCACAAGACGTTGGTGACCGACTGTGGGTGCAGTGCCCTACGACAGACCCTGGCTCGGATTGGTACCGTGACCGTGCAGGAAAAAGTTCACGACCAGGAGTACTCTCCATGGTTATTGGGAAAGACTATGACCCCCGAGAGTTCATCGGGATTATTCCTGTGAACTAGTTTTTCCTTTAAGGTTGGCGTAGGCCTCGACAGCGTTGGCACTAGTCCTACTAATCCAAGAAAACGAGCAGACCTCGCAAGAAACAATTTTCTTTGTGGTCCATCGCCCGCCACCTGTGGTTTCCTTTTCGGACACCGATAGTTTGTTTGTGGATGCGGAACAATTTGGACAAAAAGGAGCTTCTCCTTTACGAATCCTGCGAACTTCTTGACCGTCCTCGTCGACAGAAAGAACAACTCTAAGCTGGTGCTCCTCTAGTCCACCCCACACGCCCCATATTTCTTTACTGTTTAGTGCCCACTCTAGACATTCCTTTTTGACCGGACATGCCCCACAAATTCTTTTTGCTGTAGCTATCTCATCGGGGTTGTCAGAAAAAAACGTATCTTTATACGGTTCTACTCTTTTAGTTGCACAAAGAGCTTGATTTTGCCACTCTGTTTTTCTAATCCCCAAGACCATACACCTCCACTAATGTCACACTAAAAATTTTTTCTACAGAGTCCCCGTAAAAAGTTTCACCTACTTCGTCGCAAATAGTAATATCTGGGTGCTCATCAACCGAGCCAGCATACCCATGGAGGAAGATACTTGATTTTTCTACAGCACTTCTGCCCTCTGAAAGACCATCCACAAGACCATCTCTTTGTAGACACGAGGCAAGACTGCCAAGACATACAGGGTTATGTAAATCTATGTGGTCATATGTAAAGTAGACAACACTCTTGTAGCCATTTTTTTCGTACCCTTCGCCAGTCCACTCATGCCACAAGTTTTCTGCCATGCGAATAAAGTCCATCTAATAAGTATATATGAATACGACAAAAAATAAGACCGGCATGAGGCCAGTCTTATCTTTTATTTTATTCTTTTTTCAAGATGATACGCGGGATAATGTGCGCCTTCTAATTTTGGAGACTTATTATCTGTGTTGTTGATAATAATATCGCCATACCTGATGGCAATAACAGTGCCACGTCGTCCATTATGAATTTTTCCTAGGCTCCCAGAGAAGGCATCAGTTTTAACCCGAACCTGGTCTGCTACTTTAATGTGCCCAGCCAAAGCAGGAGCCCACACCTCTTCACTATCGTCAGAGTCAACTAGAGCGTGACCTTTGGCAAGCCGTGCAAAAACATCGACAGCTTCAGCAACAAGTTTTTCCGGGATGTCAATAGTTTCAAACACTTCAAGAAGCTGGATTGCCACGTCACCCGGGCCACGCTTTATGCGAGCTTTAGTGAGCTGTTCTTTAACCCAATCAAAATCTATTTTATTCATAACCCCTACTTTACACCAAAAGGGGCTGAGTCGTATGACCCAGCCCCTTTGAAGTTACTTTTAGAACGGTGGTGCTGGAGGAATTGCCCCTCCAACAGGCGCAACTGCGGGTGCAGGTGCAGGTGCTACAGCAGGAGCAACTCCAGCAGGCATTGGTGCTGGTGCTGGTGCTGGTGCTGATACAGGTGCAGAGGCAACTGCGGGTGCCAAAGTGTCAGCGGTCATTGGCATGTAGCGACTAATCTCGTTACGGTCCTGGTTGTTCCAGGTACGCTTACCAACCTGACCTCGGAAAACACGAGAGTTCATAGCACTAGCAATCTGAACATTCTCAGGCCTCTGTGAAAAGAAGTCTCGGTTTAACCCAAGGGCACCCATCTGAGCAAAGAACATTCCCATAGCTTTAGGGTTTTCAGGTGAAATAACGATGTTATCCCATACGAGACGGCGGGCATGTGGTCCAGACTGAACCTCAGTCTTAACCTTAAACATTACTTTGCCCGTAGAGGACATTGTGGGCTCTGACTCAACAATCTTGAGTTCATAAACCCCATCCGGGATGGGTTCATAGTTCCCCGACCCGGAGCTATCCGCAGCTTCAAGAAGCTCACTCCAATTTAACTGTGTCATTATATATCTTCCTTATTCCTAGATGGACTGTTCTGCTTTGGGTCCGAAAACCAAGTCTAGCATACGCTCGACCCCAAGGTTTTCCTGTTCTACAATAGCGCCGAGTCGACCCTGGACTCGCTCGCCTGCTTCATACTTGTTAGTACGCTCCACATACATCCTCCGTACCTTGTACGGAGGTTGCATTGGGTCGGGGTTAGGTACCTCCTCAACTGCCAATGCTCCCAAGATGTCGTAGAAGTATGGGGCCTGCACTTTAAGCTGACCCTGGAGGTAGGGATGATAACGTCCCTCCTTATCAGGAGTAGCCATAGCTGTGAGAATAATTGCCTCAAGAGGAGCAGTAGGATGCATAGTCAAGTCGCGCAGGTCGCGAAGAAGCGAACCCATGTGACGAAGAATCTCACCCCACTGTTGCATCTTAAGAGCCTCAGTCCCCGCAACCTTATCAAAAAGCTTCACCTGCAACTCAGAAATAGAGTCGATAATAAGGCTTTTAAACTGGTGTTGCCCCGCCTGAAGCCACTGATATGCCTTCAGGACTGTGTCGTAATCGTGAACGACCACAACACATGTGTCCCATGTACCGTCAGCCTTTGGGGGCTCCTCGCTCATGGGATTCCAATACTTGACATTGATGGGGAGGAACCTATGTCCACCCTCTACGTCAAGCATTAGACGAGGATATGGTGCAGTGACCGCAAAAGAAGATTTACCAACCTTCGATTCGCCGTACACCATCATCGTGAGAGAACGTTGAACTTCTGACACTAGACAGTTCCTTTCTTTTCGTCTTTTGGACTATTGTAGTAGTCATATGGGTCGCCTTCATCATACATGCTTTCGATGGCGTCTTCAACTCCACTGCCGTCATCAAACATCGGGCAGATAGAGACAAATGGGCATTTCCATGGGCAATCCCTACTGGGACGTGGATATGCGACAGCTTGGTGAGCTACACCCTCATCAAGGGACTTCTTAGTGCTCATAATATCGGATACAACACCATGAATCCTAGTCCAGAAAGACCTAAGTGTGAAAATGTTGTGGCGGACCTCAAACTGCTCATAGAACGGAGGTTTTGCATTGGCAGTACGCTTAACCTTTTTGAGTAGTGTAAAAATTCCACCCTCAGACCGCTCATTAGTACCTTGATTTTGGTGGTTCTCCAAAAGCATGTATGTCATAATCTGCTCACTCATGTGGGCAGTACTAGAAAACTCAGAGAAAGAGCCTCCAACCGTTTTGAAATCTCTTATTAACCTAACACCGTCTATTTTACGGCGGACACGCATATCAATTTTACCTTGGAGCTCGACAGACCCATCAAACATGGGCATAGAGAGGACCTCTTCAGTAGAAATCATTTCTAGCTCATTATCGATACCCTCCTCTTCAATCCAATCAAGGTAACCTTCGAGCATGATTCGACCAAGGTCAGCTTCATTATCTAAATCACTTGGGTCACGGAAGCTATCAGCAAGAGCCTGGCGGTCCATATCTACCAGTTTCTCGTGAGCATCCAACAGAGACACACCTGTTGAGTAGTACTGGTCGAGCGCCTCGTGGATACGGGACCCAAGAGCTAGGGGCCCCACAAACTTTTTTTCTTTGGGCTTTAATTTGCGGTAATAGGTTAGCCACCATTTTCTTCGACAGTCTTTATACGTTTGAATCTCAGAGTTTGATAGCGTGTACACTCCGCCGTTATTACTCACTTGGTCTCCTTCTCTTTCCGAAGCATTTTAAGGAGTTGGTCTTTATCCTTCACAACTTCCTCAAAATTCTCTGCTTTCAACTCTAGCACCTCACGTACCCTCTCCTCGACAGTATTAGACGTAACATAGTCAGTAATAATAATGCTGTCGTGAATTTCAGAGCCAATACGGTGTACACGGTCATTGACTTGCTTGTCATCAACCAAAGACCATGGACGTTGCAAACGAATTAGCCTACGCGCCGCAGTCAACGTGATACCCACACCGCCGGCCTGCGCGGTAAACAGAATCCATTTAGTTCTACCAGATTGAAATTCATCCACTGCCCGCTGGCGTTCATGAGTATTTTGCGCACCAGTAATCAAACCATGTTCAATACCAGCTTTAGTTAGACGAGCACTAAGAAGCTCAATAAGCTGTCGAGAGACAGCAGTAACTGCCACAGAGTCTTCACCAAAATCTCCCTGAGAAATGTCATCCATCAAAGCATCAATTTTACAGGAAGGCTCCGTCAACACAGCTTTCATCTCGCCTGTAGAAGAGTCGGCCTGCATCTCAGCATAAGAACTTGCAAACTGGAGGAGCCTCAAGGTTTGGGTAAGAATACTGGGCGCGGAAATAACGCCACCCTCCTCAAGTTCTGTAATCATCCAGTCACGCATTTCAACGTAAGCTTTTTTCTGCTTCACAGACATCTCAATATCTCGACGCTCAACAGTAACCTCTGGGAGCCAAGGCAATACTACCTTCTTTAGCATTCTACGCATACGAGGATTAAGAGTAGAGTAAAACTCTTCACGCATATGAGCTTTAATCCCTAAAACCATAAGACCACCAAAAGCATTAAGCATCGTGTCAACCATTCGGTCTATCCACCGAGTCTTACTGGGCCATTCCGCTGGGGAGAGCCAGTGGAGAATAGTCCACAAGTCGACCACATTATTTGCAATAGGTGTCCCCGTGAGAGCAAACCTAATGTCTGCTCCCCCCGTGGCGGACCACAGAGCCCGTGTTTGCTTGGATTTAGGCTGTTTAGACCTGTGAACTTCATCCGCCACAACTGATTTAAAGTCAATCTGATTTAGCTCACGAACATGAGTTTCACAGCGCCCGGGTGTGACCTTATCGTTAAGCCCACCGCACTCCACGCACCGTGCAAGAGCTATAGACCCGTAGGGTGCCAGCCGAGAATGAGAACGTAAAGATTCCCAGTTGATAATAACAACTTGTGGGGGTTCTACTCCCTCAGCAGGCTCAATAATTGTGCCAAACTGTTTACGTTTTTGGGTGGCAGTCCCGGAAATAACTTGCACGGAAACTTCAGGCCACCATTTGGCAAACTCGCGCTCCCAGTTTTTCTTTAATGTGTTGGGGCACACAATCATTGCGGGGAACACGTCCTCGCCCCGGTCTTTCAAAGTTTTCAGAGCACGAATCGCTTGGACAGTCTTCCCAAGCCCCGGCTCATCGGCCAGCAAAGCACGTCTGGCGGTGCTAAGGAACTCTATCCCAGCACGTTGGTATGGGTATAAATATTGGTCGCCCTCGTCCCACTGAAGGGCTTCACGGAGAAAGTTCGATGGGTCAATACGATTAGTTTTTTCGTCAATCGCCCACTGTGTAAGCAACGGCCCAATCTCAAGGTCGTTTTTAAATGTGGAGCGTAAGGCTAAGCACCCTGACCATGACAACGGAAGATGCCAATAATTTTCTTTGGGGCTCCATTTTGCACCGGGGACACTCTTACAGAGTTCTTTAAATCTCCACTCTGCGCTAATAATAATTTTTTCGCCAGTACTGTCAAGTTCAACAGAAATTGTCATTTTGTCCTTTGTTGTGTCTAGCTACGAAGCTTGTTGAGCGGACTCCAGCCTAACTTTACCATATAAAGTAGCCCATGCCTAATGGCGTCTAGTGCGTGGCCTTCGCCCCCACGATGCCAGTACTCTAACTTTTTAAGCTTACTATTGTCAAACATCGCTTTTGCGTCTGCGGGTGACTGTAAGTGTAAGTCGTCTAGTGCATACCCAAAGTCCAACATAATCTGTTTTAGCACCCCAATTTTTTCTAGGGAGTAGGGCGCTTGAGACTTTTTAGCGGTTTGTGCGTTTATGGTGAAACGCTCGCACACAATATGCACACTTTTATGTTCATCAAGTATGCTCCGAATAGTTGGAGCA